CATGACTCTATCGGCGTTTCAGGTGATACCCCGGAGCCGGGTTATGACTACATGAAGCAGTTGCTCGACGCTCTGGAGAAGGTCGGCACGGGTATCGTTTCGGTCGATATGAACAAGGACTCGTCCATCACGTTTCACATGAGCGACGGTACCGAGTACACAACCGAACCGCTGAAGGGCGCTGACGGAGACCCCGGAGCCGATGGCGAACCGGGCGTCGCAGGAAAGGACGGCGTAAGCCCGACTGTAGCAACGTCGGTTATCGAGGGAGGTACGCGTGTAACCATCACCGACGGCACTGGCGAGCACGCGTTCGACGTAATGAACGGCCTTGATGGCGGAGAGGCCGCAACCCCGACCATCGGCGACAACGGCAACTGGTTCATCAACGGACAAGACACGGGCAAGCCTTCGCGAGGTGAGACCGGTGCTGACGGTACCCCCGGCGATAAGGGCGACCCCGGCCCCGCAGGCCCCGCCGGTCCTGAAGGTCCTACGGGTCCCGCAGGCGCAGACGGCGCGACGGGCAAGAACGGTGAAAACGGTGCCCCGGGCGCAGACGGCAAGGACGGCGTAAGCCCTACTGTAGCAACGTCGGTTATCGAGGGAGGTACGCGTGTGACCATCACGGACGCAACAGGAGAGCACGCATTCGATGTACTTAATGGCAAGAACGGCGGAGAGGCCGCAACCCCGGCTATCGGCGACAACGGCAACTGGTACATCAACGGAGTAGACACGGGAAAACCGTCCCGTGGTGAGACCGGTGCCACTGGTGCCAAGGGTGAGCCGGGAGAAACCGGTGCCAACGGTGCTAACGGAAAGAATGGTGCCGACGGCGTAAGCCCTACTGTAGCAACGTCGGCTATCGAGAGCGGTACGCGTGTGACCATCACTGATGTAAGCGGTGCCCACGCGTTCGACGTCATGAACGGTACAGACGGTGCCAAGGGTGCTGACGGCGCAAAGGGTCCGCAGGGTGACCCCGGCCCGGCTGGTCCCGTAGGCCCCGAAGGCCCAAAGGGTCCCGAAGGCCCCGCAGGTCCCGCAGGCGCTGACGGCGCAACGGGTCCGGCAGGCCCCGATGGAGTTTCTCCGACCGTTACGACCACGGCGATTGATAACGGTACCCGCGTAACCATCACGGACGCAGTCGGAGAGCATACGTTCGACGTTTTGAACGGAACGGGCGGAGGCGGAGGCGGCACGACCGAGACGTTTACGGTCCCGCAGTCCGCGCTTTATTACTTGTTTAGGTCTAGCACGTTCCCGTTCGGCGTGAGCGAGACGCTTTCCAACATCAACGCGTGGCACTATATGTTCAGTTCGGACAACACCCCGGCGACCGTGACCCTTGACCCCGCAACGGGAGCCGTGACGATTGACGCCGAAATGCTGGTCGATAGGGGTAATACCGCAGCCGGAAAAGAGGCAACTTTCGGCAGCAAGTACAACAGCGAGGATGGTACGTGGTGGGGTAGCCTGCACAGTTTCGGCGTTTTCTACCCGCGGGATGTTTCCGACGAGAACACAAAGCGCCTGAACGGTATGAAAATCGAGGGCATTAGTCTCTATAAGGACGGCAAGCATTGCGCCGAATTTTCATACGTCACCGAGAAGGTTACGGAATACCCCGCCCCGACAGTCCCCCAAGTCGAAGTGAAGCTGAGCGTGAACGGTCTCCACGACGGCACGACTGTAGCCCTAGGCGACCGGGTACACGTAAAGATTCGCGGGCATATCGCTCCTGCGCTCGCGTAGACATAAGACAAACAAGGTAATGAGGCGGCGTTGGTTCACTGAGCCAGCGTCGCTTTGCTATAGGCCGTGCCACAAACGTGACGCGGCCTTTCTTATAAGAGCACACGAGAAATCGCGTGCGTGAATGCCGCAAAAGCGGCGGAGAGGATGAACAAATATGACCATGAAGTTTATCGACATTTCCGGCTATCAGCGCGGGCTTGATATCCCCACCGTCGTGAAGAACGGCGATCTCGGCGCCGTCGTGGTCAAGGCTACGGAGGGCGTTGGTTGGGTGGACAAGAGCTGCGACGGTTTCGCGCAGCAGTGTTTCGCCCATGGCATCCCGTTCGGTTTCTACCATTTCGCCCGCAACAACAACGCCGCGAGCGAGGCGGAGTATTTCCGCAACAACACGAAGGGATACGAGCACCGCGGCATCCCGATTCTCGACTGGGAGGACGGGCAGAGCGTCGACTGGGTGAACAAGTTCGTCGAGCGCTACCATGACCTGACGGGCATCTGGCCGTGGGTCTATGGCAACGCTTGGCGTTTCAATCAGGGCACGGTGAACCCCAACTGCGGCCGCTGGATTGCCGGCTATCCGATGAATGGCATCACGGATATCAATTTCGGCATGAACAACCCGTTCCCCTACGCCGTGAACGGCGGCGGGGTCTGTGCTTGGCAGTTCAGTTCTTCGGTTCGCATCGGCGGCTTTGGCGGCAACCTCGACGGCGACGTGTTCTATGGCGACGCCTCGACGTGGGCTAAGTATGCTGGCGGTTCCGGCACCCCTAGTGCCACGACGATTCCGAGCACGCCGTCCGCACCTTCTGGCTCTACGTTGGAGCTTGCTGTGGCTGTAATGCAGGGCAAGTACGGCAACGGTGACGCTCGTAAGTCCGCCCTTGGTTCTCGTTACAACGATGTTCAGGATTTCATCAATCACATTCAGACGGCTTCGACGTCGACCCTCGCTTCTGAGGTCTTGGCTGGTAAGTACGGCAACGGGGATACCCGCAAGGCGGTGCTTGGCTCTCGTTATGGCTCTGTACAGAGCGTTGTGAACGGCTCCTCGTACAAGACGTACACAGTGAAGTCCGGTGACACGTTGTCTGGCATTGCTGCGAAGTACGGCACGACGTACCAGAAGCTGGCACAGATTAACGGCATCAGCAACCCGAACGTAATCTACGCGGGTCAGGTTCTCAAGATTGGCTAAGCGGGCACAGGCAACTCGGTTGAGATAGCAGAAAGCTGTGGTGGAGACGACATGAACATTCCTATCAATCTCGACCAGCTTATAGCTATGTCCTCGCTGCTCGTCGCCGCCATCGTGGCCATTGCAAACTCCAAGCGCAACAGTAAGGCGAACGTCGACATGTTGCGCAAGGAGGCCGAGCGTCAGCAGAGGATTAGCGACAAGCTGGCGACCATCGGCTCGTCCGTCGATGAGACGCGAGCCATGGTTCAACGTATCGACAACAAACTGGAGCAGCACGGGACGCAGATTACGCGCCTCGAAGCGAAGGTTGATGAGCAAGAGCGCCGAATCACGGTGCTTGAGAAGCGCTGCGAGCGCCACTTTGGCGAACCGCAGTGAACAAACATTAAAACGGGGGCGCACAACGCGCCCCCTCGTCATTAAAAGGAGAGATAACTATGATGAGCAAGACTTACTGGATTAACTGGGCTGAGGCTGCCGGCGTCCGTGCCGTCAAGACGTTTGCTGAGGCTATGCTTGGCTTCGTTGGCGTCAGCGGTATCGCTATCGGCGATATCGACTGGGCAATGGCGCTCGGCGTGTCCGCAGCGGCAACGGTTGCGTCCGTGCTTATGTCTGTGGTTGGTCTGCCTGAGGTTTCCGTCGACGAAGACGGCGACCTTGTCATCGACGGCAACGCCGACGAGGCAACTCCCAAGGAGACCGCTGAAGCCACTGACGAAGATACCGACGAGGAGTAACAGAACACGAAACGAGAGCGTCACCTGTAACGGGTGGCGCTCTTTTTTTATGCCTGTACAGCATAAACAACCGGCGGCATAGAATACGTACACAGTGAGATTGGGCAGGTTGGTTCGCGCTTCGAGTTTTTGAGAATATCCGCCACTTTTTGAGATTTTTAGGGCACTTTTTGAGAATTTAGGCGACTTTTTGAGACAGAAAAAGGGCGTTCTCTCTGTGTTTCCCCTGATAAACAAACGTTTCTCTTATATTTAATCTCATAATCTCAAAAAAATTACTACTTATTACACAGTGTTCAACGAAAGACGTTACGTGTAATGAAAGTCAGAAAAAACGTGAGATTTTGAGAATCAAGGCCCGTTTTTCTCTTGCTGTGTACATCTATGGGATACCGTGACGAAACGTGAGCTTTCCGTGTCTCAAAAGCATTCTCATTTTCGCCCGAAAATCTCATTTAGACCCCTTTATTCTCAAAAACTCACGCGCCCTGTTGCGTACGTCTTGGATAACCGATACAAAAAAGAGCAGCCGGGGTAGCTGCTCTTTTTGATGAAATGGAAGCCTACGCGCGACCAGCGTGGGCGTGTTGGCTTGCGTTCGTTGGGTCGTGTTTACGATAGCAAGCCTCGTTTGTGATTCCCTTGATGGTTCGCGGCAGCGCCGCGACCTGTTATTGCCTTTCGCGTAAAAATAAAGGGGAGCATCCGTATAACGGATGCTCCCCTTGTTCGGGAAATGGACACCTGCACGCGACCGGAGGGCGCGCGCGGGTCTGTGAGGGCTATGCCCGAACACAATACGTGCCGTGATGATGCCGTCGTTACTGGCGAGCACCACACGAACTGCAATACACGTAGTCCACGTAGGTTTCGGTCTTGTTGGTACCGTGGTCTTCCTTGTGGGAACCAGTCTGGACAGTCTGGGTCTCGTAAACAGTTTCCATACGGTAGTTATCAGGCAAACCCTGCTTGATGAGTGCTACAGCGTGTGACTCGGCGTCGGCGTCGCTAGTAGTGGTATAGCCGTCGTAAGAGAAGATGTATTTGGTACCGACAGCGACCTGCTGAGTACTGTAGTCTGGCACGTCGACCCAGTTGCTTACCCAGACATTGCGGGTGGCCGTGTGGTTCACCCAAGTGTGCGTGTGGGCAGGCTTGGAAGGCTGGCTGGACTGGGAGGGCTTGCTGGAAGCAGAACCAGCGTTCGAAGAACCGTTGTTGGAAGGCTGGGAACCAGCGTTGCTGTCGGCCTTGGCGTTGTTGTCGTTCTTGGCAGACGGGGTCGTCTGTGCAGGCTTGTCGTTGGCATCGACGTCCTTGTCGGCGTCAGTGGCCTCCTGCTTGGTCTTGTCGCTCGCGTTCGGGTTCTTGGCGACGTTGCCGTCGAGCTTGTCGAGGATGCCCGTGCCGGCGTCGCCCTTCAAGGTCTCGTCACCCTTCTTGATGGCGTCCTTGGTCTTGTTGACGATGTCGGCGAGCATGTCGTCGGTGACCTTGTCGGCGGGAATCTGCGCCATAGGGCAGTTGACGGCGGGTGCGTTCTTCGCGTCGGTGTCGACGGTGATGTCGACGGGAGCGCCCGTGTCGTAGATGTCGAAGGCGGAACCGTCGGAGTTGACGGGGCTGACGAAGCTCACGGTGTAGTCGCCCTCGGCGAGTTCGACCGTGGAAGTGCCCTTGTTGCCATCGGCATCGGGGGTCACCGCGTGGTAGAAGTCCACATCGTTGCCCTCGATATGGGCGATGGCGGGCGTGGAGTTCTCGTCCCAGCCGTGGTCGGCCGTGACGCTGAGGGTCACATCGACGGTCTTTTGTTCGTCGGTGGCGGTCTTGTCTTGCTGTGTGAAAGCGCCTGATGCTGCGGCAATCGACACGGCTATGACGGCAACGACTACGATTGCGATGGCCGCTGTATGCGGCTTGTGGTTTTTAACCCATTCGATTGCCTTTTCCATTTAGTCCACCTCTATCCCTTTTGTGTCAGGGGTGTCCAACACGAAGCCGGCGTGGTTTTCGTTGACTATTGTGGCAAGCCCGCTGAAGCCGGCGAATGTCGTGTCGTAGACGGTCTGCTTATTGACAGGAGAAAAAAGTTCGATTTTCTCGTTGCGAATTGCCTTCCCGGCTTCGGTATAGCTTACGTTTATACCCCAAGTGAGTACATCGGCAGGGGTTTGCTCTTCGTCGTCTACCTGCCCTTTGCGGCCTGACTGCGCTTTGTAGAAGGAATACGAAGGGGCGTCGAAGGATATCGTCTCGCTCTGCGTGTTGTTTCCGCTGCCGTCTGTCTCAATGTGAAGCGTGTAAGGCTGAGCCTTCGGTTCCTGATACGTAGCCGACTTAGTTGCGGCCTGACCGTCTTTCGCCGCGTTCAGTTGAGCTTCCAATTCGGAGAGCGTTTGGTTGTAAAGAGACTTCATCTCTTCTAAATCAGCGTCTGTATGGTCTGACAGTGCGCTTCCGCCAAGCCCGGACGTGTACGTGCCGCTGTCGTACTCATCTTTCAGAGCATCGTAGGCGCTTTGAATGCGCTCAATAGCCGGAGCTGTACTGTCGAGGGCGTCCTGACGTTCTGTGTCGAATACCTTCTTGTCTTGCTCCTTTGCCATCTCAACGATTTCATCGTCAGACTTACCGTTCAAGTCTGCGAATGTCGCTCCGTCGCATTGGTATGCGGTGACGTTGCCGTTTCCGTCAAAGACAAGAATGCGGTCAATTTCTCCGTCTTTCTCTATTGCGTCATTCTTGTTGTACTGCACCCATACGCTTTTCTGCCCGAAAGCCTGAGATACAGCAAGCGGCTCACTCGCACTCTTTACGTCGTTTGCACCGCCACAGCCTGCGAGTGTGAGTGTGAGCAGGCATGCAGTGGCTACCGCAGCTGCGGTAAGTCTTCTCTTCTTCATACTATGTACCTCCAAATGATTAAGATTTTTAGCCTCACCCGCCGCATCGAAGTGGATGCGGGTCTAATGATATGTCGGGGCCAGAAGAATATGAAGTGTATGGGCTGAAAATAGCCTATACAGATTATTATATTATACACACAATCTTCATACAATTCAAGAGTAGATGAATTGTATGGGCGGTGAAAGGGTGAAATACTACGAAATAGGACAGCGCATACGCCGCTATCGCAAGGCATGCGGTCTGTCGCAGGAGGCTCTTGCCGAGAAGGCTGGCATCTCTGCAACGCATATGAGCCACATCGAGACCGGGAACACCAAGCTGAGCCTTCCGGTTCTCGTAAACATTGCGGAGGCTCTTTCGGTGCAGACGGATGCTCTGCTTTACGACACCCCACGATTTTCCAAGACGGTTGCGTCGGAACACATACAGAATCTGCTTGATTCATGCACGACGGAACAGCTCTATGTGATTATTGATACTCTCGAAGCTCTCAAGGTTTCACTGGACAAGCACGTGGGTGATTGAATTGATTTACAGCCTCGACTTGTGAAAGCCCGGTACGAATAGGTGCCGGGCTTTTTTTGTGCGCCCATAGGTCGCTATTATTGCCTGTATACACCCACAGACTATTGACAAAATACACGTTTGGGCGCATAATATATACATAAATGGGGGTGATTTCAATGGATGAGAACACAGACAGCATGGCTCCAGCCGAGGAGCTTAAACACTTGCGCGAGCTGTACGGTATGAAGCGCTCCGAGTTCTGCGAGCATTTTGGAATCCCTATACGCTCGCTGCAACATTGGGAGATTGGAGACCGCAAGCCGGCTCCGTTTCTGATTTTCCTTATTCGCAAGGTGTACGACCTCGAACAGGAGAATAAATACTTGCAAGAGTGCATCGACACGCTCGACCGTCAAAACGATGAGCTGAAATCGCTTATCAAAGCTTTGCCAGAGACGTAGAGGTAGCGTTTGACGTGTTCAGTAAATAACAATGATATGGAGGAAACAACAATGAGCGAGACGAAAAAGACGGCAATCGTGTTCTTTCCGACTGACGCCACCCCGTCGAATTACGAATATGCGCACGAGTTCTGGCGCTCATACGGCGAAAAGTACGGCGTCGTTTCGGTTCAGGACGTGCGTGATTTCGGCGATTGCGAGGATGCCGAGTACGTGTTCTTGAACCCGGTCGGTAAGGATGGACATCCGAGTTGGGAGCGACTGTGCATCTTGATGGAGGCGGCGATAAAGCGCGAGTATGCGATTGAGTTTGCGACCAATGCGGGATATTTCGACGATGCGCCGTTTAAGGTGAGGTGACATGGGCGTTTCCGCATGTAGAGAATTACGGGAGGGGGTGAACCTATGGCACGAAAAAATCCCAAAACGCTAGATGCCGCCCGCCTACTCTCCTGCGTCCTGTACATCCGCGTCTCGACCAAGCTGCAAGTCGAGAAGGGCGAGTCGATAGACGCTCAGCGCTTCGAGCTGACAAGATACGCCGAAAATCACGACATGCGCGTGCTCGGAGAGTACGTTGACGCCGGCTTTTCAGGAAAGAACGTGCAGGGCAGGCCGCAGTTCCGTCAGATGATGGATGACATCATCAAGGCGCAGCCGAGCAAGCGCCCGGCCTACGTCCTCGTGTTCAAGCTGTCACGCTTCGGGCGCAACGCTGCCGACACTTGGAACTCCCTTCAGACGCTCCAAGACTACGGCGTGGAGCTGTGCTGCGTGAAGGACGGCATCGACTCTGGTACGTCCATGGGCAAGGCGATGCTGTCCATCGCCGCCGTGTTCGCCGAGATGGAGCGCGATAACATCCGCACCCAGACCATGAGCGGACGTGAGGAGAAGGCTCGTAAAGGCTACTGGAACGGAGGGCAAGCGCCCTTCGGGTATCGCCTTGTCGATAAGGGCAACAAGTTCAAAGAGCTTGAGGTCGACGAGGACGAGGCGAAGGTCGTGCGCCGCATCTTCGAGATGTACGCGTGCGAGAACAAAGGGTCGATGGCGATAGCCACATGGTTGAACAACCATGGAATCAAGAAGAAGCCACGCGGTAACGCACGCATGGACACGTTCTCCAGCGGAACGGTACAGCGCATGATTACCAACCCGGTGTACATCGGAAAGATTGCCTATGGCCGCAGGCGTACCGAGACGATAGAGGGCACGCGCGGAGAGACGCACGTGGTCAAGAGCGACGGCTACGAGATGCACGACGGCCAGCACGATGCGATAATCGACGACGCCACATGGGCGGCGGCTCAGGCCCTTGTCGGTACGCGCAAGCCGAACATGAAGACGCACGACGACGGCCACGTGAACATGCTCAACGGGCTTCTCGTCTGCCCGGTCTGCGGTCGCAAGATGTCGTCCAAGCCCAACCGTGGGAAGCTCAAGAAGGACGGCACGCGGGGAAAGACGACGTGGGCCTATTATTGCCCGCATACTTCAAAAGCGCGTGGTGCCAGCTGCACGTTCAAAAGTCAGTACCCGCAAGAGTGCGTGGATGCCGAGGTCGTACAGCTCGTGAGCCTTGCATCCCGTTCAGATGCGTTCGTGGATGCCCTGCGCCGTCGCATCGACGACGCGACGGACATCGAGCAGCTGAAGGAAGATATTGAGCGCATAGAGGGCGAGAAGGCCGCTAACGACAAGCGCATGCGCATGCTCATGACGCAGATTGACTCGCTCGACCCCGCCGACAGGAGCTACGAGCGCAAGTTCAACGACCTGCAAAGGCGTCTGGACGACCTATATGACCGCGATGCCGGATTAAGCGACGCACTGGAGGAAGCGCAAGCTAAGATGACCACTGCCGAGAAGCGCATGGACGGAGAGCGCAGGCTTCTGGAAGAGCTTGACCGCATCCCCGAGCTGTTGGAAGGTGCGGACGAGCAGACGCGCTTCGACCTCATCCATGAAGCCGTGAGCGAGGTGCACATCCTGCCAGACAAGAACCCGCGCAAAGAGCGCGTGGTTGCCAACGTGACATTCAAGTGCCCGGTGCGCTTCTTCTGGGAAGAGATTCCCGGCGTAGCCAATGCATATACGCCGATGACGCCCGATTCTCTGGGAGAGAATGACTTCCGAGATGACGAGGCACACGTTGAGACAATAGTGTTGCTACAAAGAGAAACCTTGTAGAAATCCTTAGATTTAGGCACTTTTCCCGCCATGTGGTGTTTGACGCAGAGGGTGATAAATTCCGCAATAAGCGTATTGAGGACTATATCACGGTTTCGGTAGTTATTGATATGGAGTGTGGGAACACAAAAAACTAAATAGTTGACTGAAAAGGACATCGTGCAAGCGGTGTCCTTTTCTTTTAGGCGAAACCGCAGATTTTGAAACAGTCTGCGACTTTTTTATGCCCTTATGTTACGCAGTAGGGGCAGAAAAAGCCTTGATACAAGCGGCTTTGCGGGCGCGTTTCTCACGCGGTAAGGACTTTATCCCTAAACCCTCAAAATCGCTGTTCTACTGCGTAACAAATCCACAGCAAAGGAGTGATGAAGCTATGGCAGTTTTCCGCGTGGAGAAAAGCAGGGGCTACACCGTAATGAGCAACCACCACCTACGCAACAAGGAGCTTTCCTTAAAGGCAAAGGGGCTTTTGTCGCAGATGTTGTCCTTGCCGGAAGATTGGGACTACACCCTTGCGGGACTGTCCCATATCAACCGGGAAAGTATCGACGCGATCCGCACCGCCGTATGGGAGCTTGAAAAAGCCGGATATATCACAAGGCGGCAGGGACGCGACGAAAAAGGTAAAATGGCGGCAATCGAGTACACCATTTACGAGCAGCCGCAGCCCCCGTCATTGGAAAACCCGATATTGGAAAATCCAACAACGGATAAGCCGGTATTGGAAAATCCGATAACGGAAAACCCGACGTCGGATAATCCAACGCAAATAAATAAAGAAGAACAAAGAACTGACTTACCAAAAAAAGAAAAATCAAATACGGATTTATCAAATACCCATTCCATTCCTATCCTTTCCCCTAACCCCTCTCCTTTGGGGGACGACGCGGCAGAGCCGCAGGAACGGAAGCGAAAGGAAGCGGCAGCACAGAGCGCATTTGAGATTTACGAGGAAATCATCAAGGACAATATCGAGTACGACATTCTCAAACAGAATATGCCCTACGACTATGACAGGTTAGATGAAATCGTCGATCTCATGCTGGAAACGGTCTGCACCCGGAGAAAGACAATCCGTATTGCCGGGGACGACTACCCGGCGGAGCTTGTCAAGGCAAAGTTTATGAAGCTGGACAGCGAGCATATCCGTTTTGTCCTTGACTGTATGCGGGAGAACACAACCAAAATCCGCAACATCAAGCAGTATTTACGGGCGGTGCTGTTCAATGCCCCGTCCACTATCGGCAACTATTACACTTCCCTTGTCGCTCACGATATGGCGAGCGGCGCACTTGCGCCGAGAAAGCCGAAGTTTGGCGACCCGGACTATTACTCATGCAACGAGGGCGAAAGCCTGTAAAACCAAAGGAGGACGCTTTATGAAACAGGGAGCTTTGATTTTTGATGAAACCGCCGACCGTTACGACATTCGCTTTGACCTTGCCGACTACTACGGCGGCTTGCATTGCGGCGAGTGCATGGAGGTGTTCGCGGGCGGCAAATGGAAGCCGACCCGCATTGAGTACGGGGAGAGTTGGTATCTTGTGGGTATCCGCGCCGAGGACTTGAACGGTCTGCGGGTGCGGATTTAAGCGGGGCGACGTGAAAAACGGACGCCCTGTTTTTATGCCGCAAAGCGGCGTACCACCCTAAAAATCATCGAAAGGAGGACGGTAAATGCAAGATGAAGTAAACGAGAAAGTTGTTGCCCTATCCATTAAGACCTCAAAGCTGACCGCCGAAGTGCTGCAAAAAGCCATGAAAGCGGTTTTAGCCAAAGGCAAGCAGCAGCTTTCCAAAGCCCCGCATGGGAAAATCACTATGCGGCAGCTTATGAAACCGGGCGAAAAGGTAACGAATATTGAGATCACTGACGCGAATATCAAAGCCTTTGACGCTATCGCAAAGAAAAACGGGCTTGATTATAACGTCAAGCGGATAGAGAACGGCAAGCCGCCGACTTACCTTGTTTCCTTTCGGGGCAAGGATATTGACGTGATGACCGAAGCATTTAGGGAGTTTTCCGCAAAGAAGCTCTCACGGGAGCAAAAGCCCTCTATCCTCAAAGCGTTAGCGTCCTTTAAGGAAGCGGCAAAGCAGCTCAACGCAAACCGCCAAAAGACAAAACACAAGGACAGGGGGATTGAGCTATGAAGCCGGAAATCAAGAAACTGCTCATCCTCAACGCCCCGTATCTGCTCTTTGTGTATCTCTTTGATAAAGTCGGACAGGCGGTGCGTCTTGCCCCCGGCGCGGATATGAGCGCAAAGCTCCTGTCTATCGGGGACGGTTTTTCCGCCGCTTTTTCAAATGCCTTTCCGAGTGTTCACCCCGCCGACCTGTTGATCGGGCTTGCGGGCGCGGTAATCGTCCGGCTTGCCGTCTACATCAAGGGCAAGAACGCGAAGAAATACCGCAAAGGCATTGAATACGGCTCTGCACGTTGGGGCAAAGCCGAAGATATAAAGCCCTACATCGACCCGGTTTTTCAAAACAATGTGCTGCTCACGCAGACGGAACGGCTGACAATGAACAGCCGCCCGAAGCAGCCGAAGTACGCAAGGAATAAGAATATCCTTGTGATCGGCGGCTCCGGCTCCGGCAAGACAAGGTTTTTCGTTAAGCCGAACCTCATGCAAATGCACAGCTCCTATGTTGTTACCGACCCGAAAGGCACCGTCTTAATCGAGTGCGGAAAGCTCTTGCAGCGCGGCGGGTACAAGATAAAAGTGCTGAATACGATAAACTTCAAGAAATCCATGCGATATAACCCCTTTGTGTATATCCGCAGCGAGAAAGACATTTTGAAGCTGGTAAATACCATTATCGCTAACACCAAAGGCGACGGGGAAAAATCCGGCGAGGATTTTTGGGTGAAATCGGAACGGCTCTTTTACTGCGCTCTGATTGGCTATATCTACTACGAAGCCCCGGAAGCGGAAAAGAACTTTACGACGCTGCTTGAAATGATAAACGCCAGCGAAGCCCGCGAGGACGACCCGGAGTTTCAAAGCCCGGTTGACCTCATGTTTGAACGGCTGGAAGAAAAAGACCCGGAACATTTCGCTGTCCGGCAGTATAAGAAATTCTTGCTTTCGGCGGGTAAAACACGTTCCTCAATCCTCATTTCCTGCGGGGCGCGGCTTGCCCCCTTTGACATACGGGAGCTGCGGGAACTCATGGAAACCGACGAAATGGAGCTTGACACGCTGGGCGACCGCAAAACGGCGTTGTTCGTTATCATTTCCGACACCGACGACACCTTTAATTTTGTCGTATCAATCCTTTACACGCAGCTTTTCAATCTCCTTTGCGACAAGGCAGATGATGTGTACGGCGGGCGGCTGCCCGTCCATGTGCGCTGTCTGTTAGACGAGTTTGCGAACATCGGACAAATCCCGAAGTTTGAAAAGCTGATCGCCACCATACGAAGCCGGGAAATTTCCGCTTCTATCATTCTGCAAAGTCAATCGCAGTTAAAGGCAATTTACAAAGATAACGCCGATACCATAGTCGGCAACTGCGACACCACGCTTTTCCTCGGCGGCAAGGAGAAAACGACCCTCAAAGAAATATCGGAAATCTTGGGGAAAGAAACGATTGACAGCTTCAATACCTCGGAAACACGCGGACGGGAGCTGTCCCACGGGCTGAACTTCCAAAAGCTCGGCAAGGATATGCCATAATTCATGGTGACGAGTTCAGTTGCCTTGAATAACAGATGAACAGGGACACGATCAACTGAATTCGGAGAAAAATCGAATACAGGAGGTCGCTATGGAGAAATTAAGAAAACGAATCCATGATAACAGCAATGGTCTGGACTATGTTCTGGTCGGGGATTACTATATACCAGACCTGAAGCTGGCGGAAGAAAACCGCCCCACTGGGCAGTGGGGACGGATGCACAAGGCATTTTTGCAAGAACATCGCCCCGGCCAGTACAATGAATTGCTTCTGTCGGGAAAACTCTGGACGTATCTTGCCGATCTGAACGAGCTGGCCAATGATTGGCTGGCGTGTATTATCTCGCAGATGCAGGCGGCGGAAGGTGTTACCGAGGAACTGAAAGCTCGTGACCAGCTTGCCTGGGTCAGAGCCGTGAACAGCATTCGCAACCGTGCAGAGGAAATCATCCGGTCTGAGATGATTTATGTTTGAGGAGGTGCCTGTCTATGAGATACCGTATCGAATACGCTGATGGACGCTGCTGTAACTTTGCCAATGGTAGGGCTGACCTGCTGGAATGGCTGAAACTGCTGGAGGAGGAAGAAATCGCCGACATTCGCAAAGTGTATAAAAGTGGCGTATCAGATTCTGTTCTGGAAACATACCGGAGTTATATCCGTTCAGCATAAGGAGGGGCACTTATGGGTACAGATATTGAAAAACTGATTGATTTGATGATTCAGGAGCGGATGCAGAACCAGTTCGCAAAGTGGCGGAAGGCAGAAACCGACAAAGAGAAAAAAGCTGATTACCTTCACTTGGAAACCGAGTATGAAAAAGCAATCAGTGCATTGTCTGAGGAACAGAAGGAAGCTGTAAGGCACTACTGCGATTCTATCTTCGATTCCGGCACAGAAAGCGAATGCTTCTTTTACCGGCTGGGCCTCAAAGATGGTATCCGCCTTTGGAAGTTTATGAAAAAGCTGATGAAAACGGTCAGCTAACAGATGTACAACCGCATATTTTATTCCGCCCACAAATGGGGCGAAAGCCGTCCAACGGTACAGGTTGGGCGGCTTTTTCTCTACTTGCGCTTCTTCTTTGGGGGCATATAATACGGCTGTGGTTTGGTTTTGCCCCGCATATTATTTGGGTTTTTAAGCAGTTTGGACAGGTTCAGTATCCGCAGAAAAGCCGAAAAGTCCTCGGATGAAATTTTTTCAAAAGGAATCTGCATTTTATCACAGAACTCATGGATCATAGCTTCTGTGTCGGTCCCCATCTGTATGGCCTGTTCAAAATTCTCTTTGACCTCATCCAGTGTTGGCTGTGGGTCGGCTGTGGTTTTGTCTTTCAAATGAGCTTCCCGTATATCCCGGACAATGCTGTCCAGATCATCATGGAGGATATGGCTGTAAAAATCGTTCTCCTGTACCTGCCCCAGTTCCAGCGTCCGCATATACAGATCATTTTCTCCCGGTGCGTGTTCTTTCAGAATGGTCTGCCGGGTAGCTTCCAGAATCAGATTCATCTGGTTCACCCGCATATCAGCGATCCGGTCAATAAAGATTTCCATATCAACCATCAGCCGTAAAAAATTCGGATGGGTCGCCAGTTCACAAAGCAGGCGGTTGTTAATCTTTCCGCTGCTTAATAATGCAACCATATCATCACTCAAATGCAGAGCCTGAAGCTCCGCGTTTGGGTGATTTTTATTTTCCGTCAGACCCATCAGGTAGTCGGTGGACACCCCGTAAAATTTCGCCAGTGTTGCGATGGCAAAGGCACTGATGTCCTGTTCTTTCCGTTCGTAATTCCCCAACGCCGCCTTAGACAGACCGGTCTGCGCTTCCAGCTGTTCCAGTGTCAGGTGCTTATCGACTACCCGTAAATCTTTCAGCCGTTCCTGCGGCGATAGTTTTGTGTACATAGAGATGCCCCCTTTCCTCAGGATAAATCCTGCTCTTGTCGTCCATTATAACACATTTCCAAAAGCGTGGAAATATGGCGGTTTTTCGGATTTTTCCAACCTCTTGCATATACGGGAGAAGGCTGTTTTTTTCGGTAAGATAGTTCTTGTCAACAGGCACTGAACCTTGAAAATCGAATGACCGGCTGCAAGGGGTATGACCTCCGGGAAAGTGACGCCATGATAAGAGCGCACCAAAGAGGACAATACGCCGGGAAAATTCCGGGCAGGATCGGCTTGCAGGCAGAACGGCGGACAGAAAACAAGTTTATCATGCGGGGCGCATGGCTCCGCAGCAAAGAAATGGAGGTAGATCATTATGAAACTGAATATGAAGGAAAAGAAAATTCTTTACGCCTACGGCTGTCCCAGCCATCACAACACAGTGACAAGGCTGAAATGGCTGATAGCATTGACTGTTGACCCGGAGGCGAAAAGCCAGATGCTTCATCTTGCTCGTAAAATTGAGACAGAGACAGAGGAAAGGTGGTACGAAGCCTTTTACCATCATCTGCGTATGGAGATGGACGAATATCGCCGGATTAGACGCAGTCTGCGTGCGCTGAAAGCAAACACCGATTATGAGGAGGAACTGTATGAGGAAGCTGTCTAAATATGAAAAAGAAACCATCATCAACTGGAATGAGGGCGAGACGATTGCCAGTATCTACACCTTTAATGCCAGCTTGAAGCGCAGGCTTGCAGATTTCAGCCGGAAGTACCCTCTGCTGTGCCGCTTGGAACGCAGTACGCCGGAAGGCAGCGTGACCTATGTACTGGACAAGTCCCGACTTTCGATCCGGCTGGTGCCGCCGTACAGCGAAGAACGGCTGGCAGCTGCAAGGGAGTACGCAAAAGAGCATGGCTTTCAGGTCATACAGACAGAAGAAAAAATCGCTTAAAATGAGGGCGATTTACGAAAAAATATCGGGTCTGCACCCGCTGTTTTGATCGGCAATTCCCGCAGGCGTATTCTGTATCCACTTCTCGACTATGGGCGTAAATGTACGGATACGGAGCCGGCGAAACTGGCAAAAACCGCTTCTGCGGTGAAAGCCAGCTTCGCCGGTGCGGGAGTACAGAGGGCAGCCAGTCCTTTGTGCCGGGGTGCAGGGGCGGCAGCGCACTGCTGGGGTCAAGGGGCAACGCCCATTGGCGGGTTGAGGGCAGCCGCCCCATCGGGTCAAGGGTGAAACGCCTTGCCCAGGGAGAGTTGATGCTTTGCGTCAACTCGTACTGGGTTATTACCTGACGCAAAACCTCGCAGGTCTGGCGGCTTTGCCGCCCTCCCCAGCCCGGAACATCTTTGCAGGAAGGAGGAAAAATGTTTGAAATTAACAAGACACAATGGACGATCTGGGAAGCATGGCACTTACAATCCCCGGCACAATGACCGTCGGTTCGATGTGGAAAACAGCGAACACATTGACGCTGAGCGTGCCAGACAAAATGTGTACTGGGACTGTTACCGGGGCTTTACAACCCACGACTTTCGGGAAAGCCCTGAGCAACCGGATTTCAGTTTTGAGGAAATTGAGAGGATGTATTACTATGAGCATTATTCCGATCATGTGGATGCCCAGAATGCCCGGAACGAGAAAACCCGGCACACCGAGCGCAACCGCACTGTAGATGATCTGTTGAAAAATAACAAGACCTGCCCAGAGGAAAGTATCTACCAGATTGGCACCATAGAAGAATCCGTTCCACCGGGTACTTTGGCACTCATTGTCAGCGAATTTTACGAGGAGTTTGAACGGCGCTTTGGTTCCCATATCCACATTCTGGACTGGGCGCTGCATCTGGATGAGGGCACACCCCACATCCATGAGCGCCATGTGTTTGACTGTAAAAACCGGTATGGGGAGCTGTGTCCCCAGCAGGAAAAGGCGCTGGAGGAACTGGGGGTTGAATTGCCTGATCCGAGTAAGCCCAAGGGCAAACACAATAATCGAAAACAGACTTTTGATGCAGTATGCCGGACAATGCTTTTTGACATCAGCCACAAGCATGGGGTGCATCTGGAGCAGGAACCATCCTATGGTGGGCGGGCGTATCTGGAAAAGCAGGATTATATCCTGATGAAGCAAAAGGAGCAGCTGGCGGCGCAGGGACAAAAGCTGGAAGAATTGACGCTTAAAATTGAGGATGTGGACAATCTGATTGATGAGGTGTCCAGCGTTGCTTATGACAAGGCGGTGGAATTGGTAACAGACGAGGTAAAAACCATGACCCATCAGGAAGATATTGATATGATCGAGGACACCAAAGTATGGCTGCAATCCCCAGAGCGAAAAGCACCTAAAAAGGAACGGGACTATGCAGTGGCAAGGCTGGATGGTGTGGTACGCAGAATCCGAAAAGCAATGCAGTCCACACTGGAAAAAATGAAGGCTGTGCTGCTTCATGCGGATAAGAAGAAGTCTATCACAGAAGAAATCAAAAAACAGACAAAGCCTTCCATTGTGGAAGCGCTGCGTCGAGGAATGGAGGAGCAACGGAAAAAAGACAGTGAAAAGCAGGCACAGGAGAAACAGAAAAAACAGAATATGGAACTGTAAGGCACTTGCCGTTTTCATTGTGAAAATGTCAGGTGTCTTTTTAGTTCCCTGAAAGGAAGATGCAATGAATGTATTTGAAGCGGTCAAACAGAACCTGACCACCCGACAGGCGGCAGAGATGTACGGCATTCAGGTCAGCCGTCATGGCATGACAGTCTGCCCGTTTCACAATGACAAGAATCCCAGCATGAAGGTGGACAGACGGTTCCATTGTTTTGCCTGTCAGGCAGATGGAGATGTGATTGATTTCACTTCCCGTCTTTTTGGACTAAGCAGTAAAGAAGCTGCCTTAAAGCTGGCAGACGACTTCTCAATCAGCTTTGACCGCAAAGGCCACGATCCGCCACAAAAGAGAGTGATCAAAAGAAAAATCAGCGAGGAAATGCGATACCGGCAGGCAGAGCAGAAATGCTTTCGGGTGCTGTGCGACTACCTGCGTTTGCTGGAACGATGGAAAGAAGAATATGCGCCCAAACAGCCAGAGGAAGACTGGAATCCTTTGTTTGTGGAGGCTCTGCACAGGCAGCCATATATCGAATATCTGCTGGATCTTCTTCTGTCTGATAGCATAGAAGAACGAGCTATTGTAGTTGCTGAGTATGGAAAAGAGGTGAGGAAAATTGAACAGCGAATATCAGAGTTTACCGCCAGCCACCCAGCAGGCTGTGATGAGCGCAGCCGAAGCCATAGTGCCAGAACAGAGCGTTGATGAGGTGCGGCAGAGACTTTCTGTTACCGACAAGGGGAAAACAGCCAACACCATCGACAACTGCCGGATTGTGTTCTGCTGCGATCCACTCCTGCGGGATGCCGTCCGGCTCAATCTCCTGACAGACAGGGTGGACATTGTGCAGGATTTAGGCTGGCGCAGGAATACCAGTGCCCTGACGGATACTGATGTGAAATATCTTCTCCTCTATTTTGAGAAAAATTATGAGTTGACCAGTGAGAAAAAGATTACGGCTGCACTTTCCATCGTAGCAAACGAAAACTGTTACCATCCGATTCAGGATGTGCTGAACAGCCTTGTCTGGGACGGTACACCACGCATCCGATCCTGTCTGCACCATTTTCTTGGTGCTGATGAAAGTGACTATGTGGAAGAAATGCTGAAACATTTTCTGCTGGGTGCTATACGCCGGGTATTCCGTCCCGGTTCCAAATATGAGGAAATGCTTTGTTTGGTGGGCGGTCAGGGTGCCGGAAAGTCCACCTTCTTCCGGCTGCTGGCAATCCGGGACGAATGGTTCTCTGATGACTTAAAAAAGCTGGATGACGACCGGGTATTCCAAAAGCTGCAAGGTCACTGGATCATCGAGATGTCAGAGATGCTTGCCACTAGCAGTGCAAAAAGCATTGAAGAAATCCGCTCCTTTATCAGCCGACAGAAGGAAACCTACCGGACACCTTATGAATCTCAGCCTAAAGACCGGCTTCGGCAGTGTGTGTTCGGTGGTTCCTCGAATACGCTGGACTTCCTGCCGCTGGATCGAGCCGGGAACCGGCGCTTTCTCCCAATCATGATTTACCCGGAGAATGCAGAGGTTCACATTTTGGAGGACGAGGACGCTTCCAGAGCGTATCTGTTGCAGGTATGGGCAGAAGCTATGAGCATTTACCACAGCGGCAAATATTCCATGAAATTCAGCAAGTCCATCCAGTGTCAACTGGTGGAGGTGCAGAAAGACTTCATGCCGGAGGACACCGAAGCCGGACAGATACAGGGATTTCTGGAACACTACACCGGAAACATGGTCTGCTCCAAACAACTGTTCAAGGAGGCACTGGGACACACCTTTGATGAGCCGAAGCGGTGGCAGCTGCACAATATTAACGAGATCATGAACACAGTCGTGACTGGCTGGAAGCCTTTTTCCAATCCCCGGATGTTCGCCGGATATGGCAGACAAAAGGGCTGGGAACGGGACACTTCCGGCAACGAACTGCCCGGCAACGAAGGTGGATTTGTGGAACTGAGTGAGGAAGAATGCCGCCAGCTGGAACTTCCGAAGGAGTGGATCGCCTGACAAGGACGGTCTGTTTCCGGGATGGTTGCCGGTTGGTTGCCGGGTTCGTTGCTGGTAAATCTATGGTTTTGATATAGAAAAAGTCCGTGAATAAAGGGCTTTTATGATCTATCTATGTTTCCGGCAACGAAAGCAACGAGATTTTACAAGAAAATTTGAAAAGTAAGAAATCAAGGTCAGACGGTAGTTTACAGGTTTTTTGATGTCCGTTGCCGGACTTCGTTGCCGCAGCCACCGTCTGATCCACTATTCTATGGAGATAGCCTATGGAGAAAAACAAGAAGCAGAATAAAAAAGTCCAGTTTGTAGTGGTTCGTGAGTTTTCCGGGGACAAAACCATGCGAGAAGCCTTTGAGCAGCTGATCGAGCGTCAGACCTGCGAACACTTCGAGGAATGGTTGGAGCATCGGGAAATGGCACAGAAAGCGGCGTAAGGCAGTTGAATCATGGACAGGGACATGGTATTATAATGATATCGTGTCCCTGTTCATAGAAGGAGAACACTATGAGCAGGAAAAAACAGGTTAATCAGAAAATCACAGCCCTTTATTGCCGTATCTCTCTGGAGGATGGCGGCGATAATGAGAGCATGAGCATCAGCAACCAGAAACTTATGCTCCGGGACTTTGCCGAAAAAAACGGAATGTTCCAGTATGAGTATTATGTGGATGACGGTTATACAGGCCGCAATTTCAACCGCCCTTCTTTTCAGCGCATGATTGCCGATATTGAGGCGGGAAAGATCGGCTGCGTTATCACCAAAGACCTGTCCAGACTGGGCAGAAATTATATCGAAGCTGGCAGCTATATCGAAATCTTTTTCCCAAAACACAATGTACGCTATATTGCCATTACAGACGGAGTGGACAGCCTGACCCGTCAGGAAATGGACATTACGCCGTTTAAGAATATCCTGAACGATATGTACAGCCGGGATATTTCCAAAAAGGTGCTGGCAGGGCGTATGACCCGTTCCCGGCAGGGGAAGTTTTGTGGTGGGCAGCCGCCCCTCGGTTTGATGCGTGACCCGGAGGATAAGGGGCATTTGATCCGTGACCCTGAGACAGCACCGGTAATCCGAAAAATCTATGATATGGCGCTGGATGGCTGGGGATGTATGCGGATTGCAAAGCAGCTCATGGATGATAAAGTCCCGATCACCAGAGTAAAAAGCAACACAGAATGTGATGTAAATTACTATTCATGGGGAAGTGCAAGAATCAGCCATATCCTGCGGAATCCCTTTTATAAGGGCGCACATCTAGTCTGCCGGACACATCAGAAAGGGATTCGCTCCAACACCTATGACATTATCCCTCGTGAGGACTGGGAAATTATCGAGGATTGCCATGAAGCAATCATCTCCCCGGAAGAATGGGAGCAGGTGCAGGAAATCATTGACCGTAGACCAACCATTATGAAGGGCAACTCCTGCCCCTTTTATAACCTGTTCCACGGTATCATTTATTGTGAGACTTGCGGAAAGTCCATGCAGGTGCGGTATGAAAAGGTTGGCAGAACCGGAAAGAACCGTTTTACCGGCGAACAGCGGGAACCGATTGATAAGGCGTATTATATCTGCCAGACCTACAACAGGCTGGGCAAGAACGCCTGTACCAGCCACAAGATCGAAGCCAGAGATTTATACAACCTTGTGCTGAAAGATATTCAGGAACTGGCAAAGACTGCGCTCAAAGATGCCGATGCTTTTTATCAGCGGTTGAGCAGCCGGATGGAGCGCCGGTATCTTCTGGACGCCTCCCAGACACAGAAGGAATGTCAACGACTGGAAAGCAGAAATCGTGAAATTGATGAGGTGTTCCTGAGCCTATATACCGATAAAGCAAAAGGAATCCTGACTGAGCAGCGTTTTATGAAGCTGACAGCAACACTGGAACAAGAGCAGGAAGCCAACCAAAAGCGCCTGCAAGACCTGCTGTTGATGATGCGCCACTCTGATGAACAGGAAAATGAAGTCCGCACTTTCATCAAAGAAATCCGGTACTATGCAGCCATTAAAGAACTGGATGAAGTGGTGCTGAACCGGCTCATCAGCAAAATTCTGGTGGGAGAAGTCAAAAAGATTGATGGACAGAAAGTACAGGAAGTCAGAATCGTTTATAACTTTGTCGGTGAGATACCGGAGATAACAGAATAAACATGGCAGCCCTTCTCTCATTTCCCGGGGAAGGGCTTTTTAATTTATTTAATTTATTTTACTTTCTGTCAATAGAATATACAATCCACAAATAATGAGAACAAGAAATAAAACTGTAGGAATCAACAATCCGTTTTCCAAAATGCTTATTATCATTCTTCCAGGTGGTGTTACCCACTCAACTGACGGATTTTGCATTGCTGCTATTATCATTCCTACAACGCCAACAACACCACCTAATACTAAAAAACCACCTTTGATACATCTCTTCAT